TTGGTAAATCAAGCAACTATATCTAGTGATTCCAGATTTGGTATATTATCAAAGTCTGGAGCTGATGCCAAGAAAATGTTTACAGATAAGGTTGTGCCTATATCTATTAACTACCCGTTCTTTTTTAAACCTATCCAAGATGGTATGGATAGACCAAAAACAGAATTAGCATATAGAATACCAGCATCTAAATTAACAAGAAAGAAGTTAGACTCTAACGACAAAGTTGAAGAGATGGATGGGTTGGATACAACTATTGACTGGAAGAATACAGGTGATAACAGTTATGATGGTGAAAAATTAAAACTGTTGGTTCATGATGAGAGTGGTAAATGGGAAAAACCGGATAACATATTGAATAACTGGCGTGTTACAAAAACATGTCTACGATTAGGATCGAGAGTTATTGGTAAATGTATGATGGGCTCTACCTCTAATGCTTTAGACAAAGGAGGAGAAAATTTTAAAACACTTTATTATAATTCAGATGTTACGAAAAGAAACCGCAATGGACAGACTAGTTCAGGATTATATAGTTTGTTCATACCTATGGAATGGTCGTACGAGGGATTCATTGATACTTATGGCTTACCTGTCTTCGACACTCCAGAAAAACCAATCAAAGGTGTTGATGGAAACGAAATAGAATATGGTGTTATTGAACACTGGCAAAATGAGGTGGACGGTTTAAAGTCTGATCAAGATGGATTAAATGAATACTACCGTCAGTTTCCAAGGACAGAGCAGCATGCGTTTCGTGACGAAACAAAACAATCCTTATTTAATCTTACAAAAATCTATGAGCAAATAGATTATAATGAAGATCTAAGAAATACAGACGTGGTAACACGTGGAAGCTTTCAATGGGAGAATGGTATTCCTGATACAAGAGTTATATTCTACCCGAACAAAGACGGTAGATTTTTAGTTTCTTGGATACCTCCTGTTCATTTACAAAATAGAGTTATAGTTAAGAACGGCGTCAAATATCCTGGCAATGAACATTTAGGTGCTTTTGGGTGTGACCCTTATGATATATCTGGAACAGTAGATGGCAAAGGATCTAATGGAGCATTAAGTGGACTTACTAAATTCTCTATGGAAGATGTTCCACCTAACGCATTCTTTTTAGAATATGTAGCTAGGCCTCAAACTGCAGAGATATTTTTTGAAGAGGTATTAATGGCTTGCATATTTTATGGAATGCCAATACTAGCAGAGAATAACAAACCAAGATTATTATTTCATTTCAAACGAAGAGGGTATAGAGGTTATTCAATGAACCGTCCTGATAAAGTTTGGAATAAATTGTCTATAACAGAAAAAGATATTGGAGGAATACCAAACTCAAGTGAAGATATAAAGCAAGCTCACGCTGCTGCAATAGAATCGTATATAGAAGATTTTGTTGGTTTCACTGAAAATGGATTTGGTAATATGTATTTCAATAAAACTTTAAATGATTGGTCTAGATTTAATATAAATGATCGAACAAAATACGATGCTGCTATTAGCTCAGGATTAGCCATTATGGCGTGTAACAAAAGTAGATACGCACCATCTGCGCCTGTAAATAGACAGCAATACAACTTAGGAATTAAAAAATACGACAATACAGGTTCTTTATCAAAAATATACTAAATGAATATATACACAAATACAAATAGCGCTTTTCCAAGTCAGGTAGTACCAGACGCAGTTAAGGCTTCTGAGGAATATGGCTTACAAGTATCTCGTGCTATAGAGCAAGAGTGGTTTGACCAAGGCCGCACTACTCAGAACAGGTATTTATCTAATTGGAATAATTTTCACCAATTAAGATTATATGCTAGAGGAGAGCAATCTGTACAAAAATACAAGGATGAATTAGCTACTAACGGTGATATTTCATACTTAAACTTAGATTGGAAACCTGTACCTATTATATCTAAATTTGTGGACATTGTAGTTAATGGTATGTCACAAAAAGGATATGATATAAAAGCATACGCTCAAGATCCTGAATCGTTAAAATCCAAAACAAATTACGCGCAATCAATCTTAAGAGATATGTATGCGCAAGATCTTATTGAAAAAGCAAACGCTTTAACCGGTGAAAACTTACAAAACTCACCATTAGGTAAAGACGAATTGCCTGAAACAAAAGAGGAATTAGAATTGCACATGCAGCTTAACTATAAGCAATCTATAGAAATTGCTGAAGAAGAAGCTATTAACAATACATTGGCTCAAAACAAATGGGACGAGACAAGACGTAGATTAAACTATGATCTAGCTGTATTAGGTATTGCTTGTGCTAAAACAAACTTTAATGTAAGCGAAGGTATTAAAGCAGAATATGTTGACCCAGCTTACTTAGTTTATTCTTATACAGAAGATCCTAACTTTGAAGACATATATTATGTTGGAGAAGTTAAAGCTGTTACAATACCTGAGTTGCAAATGCAATTCCCTCATTTATCAGCAGAAGAATTATATAAGATACAACAAATGCCTGGTAATAGACAATATATTACAGGATGGGGTAACTATGATGAGAATACTGTTCAAGTATTATACTTTGAGTATAAAACTTACATGAACCAAGTATTCAAAATAAAATACGGTGAAAATGGAATGGAAAAAGTTATCGAAAAGACTGATGACTTCAATCCACCACCAAGTGATAAATTTGACAAAGTATCTAGAACAATAGAAGTATTATACACAGGAGCAAAGATCTTGGGTACAAATATGATGTTGGAATGGAAGTTGTCTGAGAATATGTCTAGACCTTTCGCAAATATGACTAAGGTTGAGATGAATTACATTATCACAGCACCTAGAATGTACAAAGGAAGAATTGATTCTCTTGTAAACAAAATTACCGGGTTTGCTGATATGATTCAGTTAACGCATTTGAAGCTACAACAAGTAATGTCAAAAATGGTACCGGATGGTGTATTTGTTGATGTTGACGGTTTAGCTGAAGTTGATTTAGGTAATGGCACTAATTATAATCCAGCGGAGGCATTGAATATGTATTTCCAAACGGGTAGTATAATTGGTAGGTCATTATCGCAAGATGGAGGAATGAATCCTGGTAAAGTGCCAATTCAAGAACTTAGCAGTTCATCTGGTCAAGCTAAGATTGCATCATTGATACAAACTTACCAATACTATTTACAGCTTATTAGAGACGTAACGGGACTTAATGAAGCACGTGACGGAAGTATGGCTGATAAAGATACTCTCGTAGGATTGCAAAAGATGGCCGCTAACGCATCAAATACCGCCACTAGACATATATTACAGTCTAGCCTTTATTTGACCCTTAGAATGTGTGAAAACATATCTCTTAGAATTGCAGATTGTCTTGATTATCCTTTACTAGCTAAAGTGTTAGAAGAAAGTATTACCACTTATAATGTAGAAACATTAAAAGAAATTAAATACTTGAATCTTTATGAGTTTGGTATATACTTAGAATTAGAACCGGACGAAGAAGAGAAAGCATTGCTTGAGCAAAACATACAAGTTGCCTTGCAAACGGGTGGTATTGACTTAGACGATGCTATTGATATTCGCCAAATCAAAAACTTGAAACTAGCTAATCAAACGCTTAAGTACAGAAAGAAAAAGAAACAAGCTGCTGCGCAAGCCGCTCAATCTGCAAATATTCAAGCGCAAGCACAAGCGAACCAAGACACTGCGGAAAAAGCTGCTTTATTTGAAGTACAAAAACAACAAGCATTAACACAAGAAACAGTTAATGTTGAGCAAGCTAAGTCACAGTTTGAAATACAAAGAATGCAAACAGAAGCTGAAATAAAGAAACAGCTAATGGAATTACAGTATCAATACGATATGCAATTAGCACAAATCAAAGCGCAAACAATTGATAAAAACTTGCAAGCTGCTGAAGATAGAAAAGATGCTAGAACAAAAATACAAGCAACGCAACAATCAGAATTAATAGATCAACGTAAAAACAATTTACTACCTAAAGATTTTGAAACACAAGACGCTGGATTTGATGGCGACTTAGGCGGAATGTTTGGAATGTAATGCCGCTATTAACCAATTTTATATTATTATATCATGTCAGAAACAATTAAACAAGAAGGCGAATTTAAAATGTCTAAGCCTAAAAAGCCTAGAAATTTAACTAAGCAACCTGAAATTACTAAAGTAGATTTAGTAGAACCAAAGGTTGAACAGGAAATACCAAAAGTAATAATACCTAATACAGAAGAAAATGCCATTCAAGAACAAAGCTCAACAGAAAGCGTGTTACGCACAGAACAGTCCGAATTGGGATTGCAAGAAGTGGGACAAGGAAACGAAGGGACCATTGAAAATGTTATTGAAGAAATATCAAACGAAGAGGTAGATACTAAGGGGATTGAGAAGGAAATAGCTCATCACGTACAGGAACAAATTAATACGGGGAAGCCATTGCCGGAAAACATCGAGAAGTTAATTAGCTTCATGGAAGAAACCGGCGGAACTATTGAGGATTATTCCAGATTAAACATCGATTATAATTCAATTAATAGCGAAACTTTATTAAGAGAATATTATAGAAAGTCACGACCACATTTAGATTTAGAGGAAATACAATTCCTTATGGAAGATGAATTCAGTTATGACGAAGAATTAGATGATGAGCGAGACATCAGAAAGAAAAAACTCGCATTTAAAGAAGAGGTTGCAAAAGCAAAATATTTCTTAGAAGATCTTAAGAATAAATATTACGACGAAATCAAGTTGAGACCGGGCGTATCTAAAGATCAACAAGAAGCATTTGACTTTTTTA